ACAAGGTCCCAAAGGCGATAAAGGTGATAAGGGAGAACGAGGTAGGCAGTTTGCTTAAATGATATTATGATGATATACTTTGTTAGGAGGTAGTAGATGCATCTAATCGGTGGAGCTGGGAGCGGATTTTCTGGCTATTCAGGAGTTAGCGGTTATTCAGGCTATAGTGGATTGTCAGGCTATAGCGGAACATCTGGATTGTCAGGTTATTCAGGCTATAGTGGCTATTCTGGACTGAGTGGTGCGTCTGGTTCTATAGGAACAAGTGGTTACTCTGGGTATTCTGGCATAGGCACATCTGGATATAGTGGAACAAGTGGATTCTCAGGTCAAGAGGGTTCTTCGGGTTACTCAGGGACAAGTGGTGTTTCTGGTTATTCTGGAGAGTCGGGTTATAGTGGGTTTTCTGGGTATTCAGGTGAGTCAGGAAGCTCTGGATATAGTGGACAAAGCGGAGTATCTGGGTATAGCGGAGTATCAGGAGAGTCTGGCTGGTCAGGTGAATCAGGTGAATCAGGGACTTCAGGTCACTCAGGTTATAGTGGCGAGAGTGGCACTTCAGGTTATTCAGGTGAAAGCGGTTACAGTGGAGCCTCTGGCGAAAGTGGCTACTCAGGAGCAAGCGGGGGAAGTGGGTATTCTGGTGCAAGTGGTGTTTCAGGTTATTCTGGAACTTCAGGATATAGTGGTGCAATAGCTAATTATTATTATGCAGAAGACCTTGGAGAATCTAATACAACATCATCATATGCTACTTATGTGAATAAGTTGACTTATACATTTACTCCTACCGCAGGCACTTATATATTGGAGTGGAATTTTGTAGCAGTTCACTCAAGTGCAGGTGGAGATGTTTGGGTTAGAGTTAGTAACGGAACGGATGTTTATTCAGAAGCTCGTATCAATTGTGTTAACTCATATACTAATGTTGGATGGGTAGCACGAACAGGTTTTATTAGACTTACCTTGGCTGCTGTTAGTAATAGCTTCTATATTGATTTTTGTAGACATTCGAGTGGCACGGCATATATTAAAAGCTCTAAGATACTTCTTCGGAGGGTTGCCTAATGATTTATTATTATACCAAAACAACTATTCCTGATTTGGATACTTTGGAAATAGCGATTTTAAATTCGTCTATCTCCAGCACATATGAGTATTTTAGATGGGATGAAGGTGATGATAAGCTAAAAGTTCATTTGAACAGGGAATTGAACTCATCAGAAAAAATAGTGTTAGATGGCTTGGTAGCTTTAGTATAAAGGAGAAAATATGCTCATATATCCAAGAGACTCTACTGCAACTTTATATCTAACCATATCAACAATAAATGGTGTTCTTGTAGACTCTGACACAATACCTACGGTTGGTATATGGGATGGTCCCACTCAAATAGTAGCTGATATGCCTATGATTTGGCGTGAAACTGGGACTTATTATGTAGAGTGGGATATACCGATAATATTTCCTACTGGGTTTTATTCTGCTATATATGAGTGCACAATACAAGGACAACCAACTGCTGGTGCTGAAAACTTTGAGATAATAGAGCCAACTGACCCTACTCTTCCAAATTACTATTGTTCTTGGGATGATATAAAGGCATGTTTATTAGGTCTTGATATCGGTGATATGCCAACAACCCTTCAAGATAGAATGACGCAATTTTATATACCTACTTTAAAGATGGAGATAGATAACTATTGCCACCAAAACTTCAATAGAACAAGAATAACAGAGTTTTATGATGGAACGGGGAGTGATAAGCTTGTTCTCAATAGAAGACCAATAGCATCATTTACCAATTGCATATTAAAAGTCATACCATCTATTTCATGGTATACTTTTATGAGATGGAGACAGATAAATATTACAGATAGCCAAAATGTAACAGTAGCAACACAGGGTGGTCCAGAGCCACACGCAGGTAAGTATCCGCCATATAGTCCAACTGACTATGATTGGGAAAGCGATATAGTGAAAGCAGACTTGTTTATAGACTGTGTCAACGGAATAATTACCATACCACCTCGTATATTGTATCTGGAAATGAATGCTATACCATTTTGGAATTACACTTGGCTACGAGGTAATAACAATATTGAAGTTACTTATGATTACGGATATGAGGCAGCTAATTTTCCAAACGACCTTCGTTTTGCAGCAGCAAAATTAGCAGCGTGTCAGCTCTTATTAATAAAGGGTATAGGCATAAGTGCTGGGGCTAATTCAATGAATATAGATGATGTGTCAAGAAACTTTGGCGGGACTCCATATCAAGCTCTTATAGAGGATATGCGAAAACAAGCGTTTGCTATCCTTGATAAATTTAGAAGGATAATAATAGGATAATTTTAAATGATAACAGTTACTAAAATAGACTTTCAAGGAGACGACCTGCTTATTCAATACAGGAAGCCAGAGGATATTGAAAGGCAGATTAAGTTCCGTATGATTGTAGTTGCTTGGAAGTCTAATCCAGAGGTAATGAATCTATTGAATAGGTTATTCAATGCTGTTGTTACAAAATATGTTACAGGCGAAGAAGGTAAAGAGACTATCAATTGGAACGAATTTCTTTCTGACCTAAAGAGATATGAGGAGAAGAACAAATGACAATCGCTGATATGTTGGTCATATTAAAAGAAAGGCTTAGCAAGTTTACTTGTTCAGCCGTAAACGAGCAACTCATACCTCACGATGTTACATATTTAAGATATGATGCCTATGCGAAAAACTGGGCTGATTATCCTGCTGAACGCATTAGAGTAAGTGTAGGTGGTGTTGAAACTCTTATATTCCCAACGGCATATACAGTTAATAGTGCAGGTGGTTATATTACATTTAGTGTTGCGAGGTTATCAACCGATATAATCATAGCAGACTATCAAAAGAAGCCATTTACAGACGCTGAATTAACTTCTATGTTGGAATCAGCGGTAAAACAGGTTAGGGTTCTTACATTCCATAGGATAGACGACCTTAATATATCTGTTAATTACTCAGAGGCAATAATAAAGAGGGCTATCGTGACTGCTTTAAGGGAGATACAGTATCCTACTACAAAATACTTTGCTATCAATATAGGTGGAAGGTCTATAGACAAGAGTCAGCAGGTTACTCAAATAGAAGCTTTACTAACCAGTAGCGAGGCAGACTTGATGAAAGACATCAATGCTATTAGATATTTCGACAAAACGGACATATTGACCTAATGGATAATTGTAACGAATTTGTCAATGGTGACTTTGGTGTATTAGAAGAATACATGCTGTCTATTGCGCCATTTCAAGAGCCGATTACTCTGAAATTATATACAGGCACAATTGCAGGTGACCCTACAAAGGGGATAGCTAAGACATTTACTTATAACCAAAGACCTTATAAAGCAATAGTAAGTAATATAATGCAGAAAGATTTGGTATTGTCGGGAGGCATCTATCAGTTAGGAGACATTACTATCCAATTAGACATGGAACTTAAAGAGATAGATGATAAGACTGGGAGTCCTGGTGATAGGGTGATATGGCGTAATCACGAATATAGACCAGTTGGTAGAATAGCAACTGACTATCTTGCTGGATATGTTCTGTTCAACTATGCGTTCAGGAGGGTATAATGCCTCTTGTTGGTGGTGGGTCAAGTTTGCATTGGGCAAAGTTTGCTATCCCAGAAGTAAGGGAAGGTGTATTTAATATATTTATACAGATACCAAACCCTATTGCATGGGATGAGTTCTCTAACTTAGGCTTTCTCTTTAATGCATATTACCCGAAGATGTTTAGGGATTGTGTTCTTGAGACGCATAGATATCTGATAAGAACAACTCCAATAGATACAGGTAGGTTAAGAGGCGGTTGGACTGCTTATCTTGACAAGTATCAAGCAGATTATGCTATGGCTTTTATGGATACAAGTCTGATAGAAACGAAGAGTTCGATATTAAGTAGTGCGGCAATACAAGAAGGTAAGGCGTTGAGTCAGGTAGCAGAAAGTGGTCAAGATGTAACATTAACTAATAATGTAGATTATGGCGGATATGTAGAGTTTGGAACAAGCAGGATGCAGGGTAGGCATTTTACAGTTAGGGCTATGTATAAAGGTGAACATGTGATAGCTAATGCTTTTGATAAGTGGTTTAAGGAATGTAATTCCGCAGGTGCACTGGTAGAACCTAAGAAAGTAGAGGAGGTTGTTTAATGCCTTTACCTACCAATTTTAAATGGAGTTCTGGTAAGAATGCTTTGATTGGTAGTCTTGCTGATTATTTAATTACGCAGATACCAGATGAAACATTTGATTTTGATAATCCGATGCTTCCTTTAAAGTTGCCTTCTTATGGTGTGGCAGAGGTGGGTCTTTTTAATCTATCACCGATAGCTTTTGAGCATTTTATGGGCTATAAGAATGGTTTGCCTTTATACGGAAGAAAGAATCAGACGCTGATGGAAATATCCGCATGGGACGATGTGAGTTTGCACTCAAATGCAGTTGGTAAAGTAAGACAGATGCGTGATAAAGTAGTATATTTGTTATACAATGCAGGAAGAGTTAATGATGTAGGAGTGTTTGTTCTTCCGCCAATAAAGTTGAAAGATTATAGTGGAGTAAGTCCTGTAGAGATAGGCGTTATAGAACTTGATATAGCTGATAATTCGATAAATGAGAAGTTTATCGTTGACCCGATAAATCAGAATATCAAAATGTATAAGTTGTTGGTAAGAATGAACTGGTATGAATATCTTTAAAACAAAGGAGGGGGTGTAATATGGAGAGTATTCAAGGTGTTAGGACGAAACTGGTATTAGTCAGCCAGAATCATGGTGCGATAAGAGTTCCTCTGGCACAGTCGTTGAACTATACGCCGAAGTTAACGGAGAGGACAATCAATGAGTTTGATAATCTGGAAGCTGCTCAGATAGTCACCACATTTGATGGTGTGGATGCAACTTTTGACTATCTTGACAGTGACAGCAATCTTGTTGATGCGATGTTTGCAGATGTTGACCCGTTAGGTAATGTTATTGTAGATGACCCTTCAAATTATAAGAAGGTGTATGCCTATGCTAATATGAAGGGTCTTGAGTCAGGCAAGATATTCGCAGCTGTTCTGATAAAAAATGCAAGGGCGAAGGGTTCTCCCTATACAGAACCTGTGAAGGAAGAAGCAAGGGTTACAAGAGACCTTTCAGCAACGAATGTGTTGAAGATTAAAGGTCAGGCGATATATTATCAAAGGATGTTAGCTGCTGCTCCTGCTGGAACGGTGTATGTGCAGGCTATACCTCCTAATGTGAATGTTGACCTGAATTTTGCACAGTGTGGCTGGGGTATCAGTGGCTGGTCTGGATACTCTGGAAGCGTAAGCGGATATTCTGGAGCCTCTGGTATAGACCTTTATGAAGTATTTAATACGAAGACTGCTGTTAAATATGATGGGACAAATTATGACCTGCTCGTTCTGAAGAATGGAGTAGAGGTGACTACTGGCTACATGATGGATGCAGCCAATTTCATGGTTCTTGGCACTCCTGCGACAACAGATGTGTGGGAAGTGTTTTATCTTTATACGGATGTCTAATAGTTAGATTATTAAGAGGGGTAGGGAAAGCGAAATTGTAGATAGGTAAAACCCAACTTCCCTGTCTTCACCTACCCCTCTACAATTAAGACAAAGGAGATTAATAAGATGAAGGAAGAGAAAGTTATAAAGTCAACACTTGCAAAAGAACAGACTGTAAAAGCTATGGATAAGCTGAAGAGGGAGCGTGTGGATGTTAGTATGAATCCAAAGAAGTATCTTCTTGAGTATTCCAGAGGAGAGTTAGTGAAGTTAGAAAAGGTAGATAGGGAGGGAATGACTCCTGAAGAAATAACCCTTCTTAATTCTGGAATAAAGGCTTATAAGGAAAGTATCGTAGGATATGAAAAGGCTAAGTTAGAGGGAGTTATGGTTCCTCTAAAATATGCTGACCTACAAGTTATTAAGGGCTTTGTTACCGAAATGGTGAAACATGCTAATTTGTATAATTGGGATGATGATATCACTATGCGAGCTATGATAAGGGAGGAACATACACTTACTGTTTATTTTTCTCTTCGTAAGAAAGATAATCTTGCAGTAAGATATTATGCTGTTCCAGAAGATGTAGCGAAAGAAACAGATACCACAGTAGATGAGTTATACAACATATATTCTGAAAATTTCATTCTTACGGGGCAAGAAAGGGGAAACTCTTAAAGAGCAGTCTGTTCTTAGGTCATCATCAGATTGCTCAGACATATGGATATAAGCTGTTTAGGGCTGATACGATAGATGACTTGACGATTGAGCAATATAATATGTTAGTGGAACTGTGGAATATGGGTGTAGAAGGAGAGTTAAATAATAAGAGAAAATTAGATAGGTTTTCTACATCCATAGGCACTATCGAAGGTTTAC